TTATTTGCTGCGCCCGACGACCCAGTCCAGGATGATCTCGCGGATTTCGGTATGGTCCGCTGGGCTGATGCCCAAGAATGGCCGTGCAGGTATTTTGACCTGATAGGCGCCGCGGCCCACCCAGCGCTCGGTGACGCCCCGCTTGTGCTTGCGGCCTGCGAACAGCACACGACCGGCGACGCTGCGGTAGCGCACCTGGCGCGACTGGGCGTGTTGGTCGATGGTGCCGCCGAACTGGTGGATGGCGCCGTATTTCTGGTTGGTGCCCACCTCCACCGTCTGGGCGTTGGGTATCTGGTAGTGGATGTATGAACGCAGGTAGCCGCGCAGCGTGAGCACCTTGTCCTTGTTGTACTTCTTGCGCCTGGCGTAACGCTGTTGCAAGGGAGCCCAGGGCGTGCCGTCCGGTGCGGTCTGGCTCTTGAAGCGGGCCTGCGTGGAGCGCAACAAGTATTCGCCCAAGTCTGGCATGAGCCCGCTGGTATCGAGCGCGGCCTGCTCGGCCATGAAGGCTTTCAGGCGCTCCAGCTCCGCCTTGTCGATGGTGAGGCGTGTTCCGGCCATGGGGCAAAGCTCCTACAATGGATTCACTTCATCGGGTGAGACGGCCGTGCCAGGCCCAGCGTCCCTACACCCGGAAGGAACCCGCATGCGGCACCGTGCGGGTTCACTCATTTCCAGGCCCGCCATCGAGTTCGCGCCGATACAGGCGTACGCCCACGCGCCAATCGTCTGCCTTCTGCCCGGAGCCTGCGAATGCGGTCACACCGCTCCAACCGTCCGCGCCGTTTTCAAAAACGAGCAAGGCAGGCGTGTCACTCCCTTCCACCACGAACTGCGCGATATAGCGGCGGCGCACCACGGCGCGCTGAACGCCATACAGCCATTCGATGCGCGTCCAGATTTCGTCAGGGTCGAGCAGCACGCGGGCCAGCAGCGGCACAAAGCGACCACGCTCGCGCTTGTCGGCCTTCCACTCGCCGGCTGTGTCCTTGAACAATTCGGCCCCCACCACCAGGCGCTCGCCAATCACGTCTTTGAAGATGGCGGGCGCTTCGGGCGTGGCACCCAGGGGCGCCAGGAAGGCGCGCGCGTAGTCCTGCGGCGGCAAGCCTGCGGGCAGCAGGTTGGCGGCGGGCACGGTGCGCGCGGGCGGCAACGCATCGAGCGGGCGACCGTTGGGCAGTCCCTGGCCGCCAGTGCTGCCGGGGATGGGCGGATTGGGCCGCTCGGGCGGAATGGCGCTCTTGAGGCGTGTACTACCCGGTGCATATTCAAACCCAGGGTCGATGCCCTCGGGAACATGCACCGTGCGCGGGCCGTTGATGCTGCGCTGGCCGATGGTGCGTTCCAGCAGGTTCACAGCCGGGGCCTGGTCGGGTCCGCTCTTGCCCAGTTTCTGCAGGTCGCGCGGCCAGAGACCGCGCACTTTGCATTGGCAACCCCAGCCGTTGGGCGGAAAGTGCGTCTGCCACCAGGGGTTGTCCCGCTCCAGCACCAGGCCGTCCCAGCTCACATGCAACTCGCGCGGGCGCTGCACCCAGTCTTGGTGCTCGTACTGCCAGTAGGGCGCAGCCTGCAGCTGCTGCCAGCGCCCGGCGGCGTAGCTGGTGGCCAGGTTGGTGTCGTAGATGACGCGGCTGCGCCAGTTGCGCCCGCCGTTGTAGTCCCAGCCGTGCGTGGCCACGATGCGGTCGAAGTCCTTGCGAAAGTCCTCCAGCGTGGATCCGCCCGCGATGGCCTTCTCCACCGCCGCACGAAAGTCCGCCACGATGGCGTCGCGGTTGGCGCCCGCTACGACGAATGCATAGTCGTGTTCATGCAGGCGCACATCCGTCCAGCCATCGGTGGGTAGATTCAGCTTGCGCCGGAAGAACTCCGCCTGCTCCTTGAACGGCAGCGAGCCATAGGCGGCATCAGCCATTGAGGCCCCCAGCCTCCTGCAGCACCTCATAGCGGCCGGCCATCTCGGCCGCGCGCAGGGCCTCGGCCATCGCCGCCGCGTACTGGTCCAGCGTCATGTCGGGCAGCAGCGCATCCAGCCCGTCGCGGATCTCGTCCAGCGACCGCGCGCGCATGACCAGCTCGCGCACCTGGTCGATCCATGCGCCCACGGCCGGGGCCAGGTCGTCCGCCAGGCGCGGCAGCATCTGCACGGGCGGCGGCGGCACGGTGGGCGCGGTGGATGCCGTCCACTGCGCCGTAGCAGCGGCCAAGGCCGAGGGCAGCATGCCAGGCATGGCTCCCTGCTGCGGCGCCAGCACCGGCTCATTGCCCTGGGCCATGGGAATGCCCAGCTTCTCATGCACCCACGCCACCGGCGGGCGCACGCCCATGCCCACCAGCGCCGGCAGGCCCTGGCTGAAGGCAGTCAAGTCCTCCTTTTCCTGCGTCTTCAGGCGAAACTGCGGGCAGCGGCGCAGCCCGCCCGCCGCCAGGCCGTTGAGCGAGGCCACGGCAAACACCAGGTCGCGCGTCAGCGTGGCGTTCAGCTGGCGAATGTCGCCATCGCGCAGATCCTTGCGCACCGCGTTGTGCACATTGCCCAGGGCATTGGTGCTGGCCTTGCCATCGGCGCCGCTGGTCAGCGTGCCGCCCAGGATGACCTTGGACTGGTTGCGCTCGCACCAGCTCATCATCAGCTCGAACGCCTTGGGGTCGCCCGTGGCCGCGTCCTGAAACTCGATCAACATCCCCTCGGGGATGATGCCGGCCGCGTTGTGCCCCACCGAAGCCAGCGCACGCAGCAGCGTCGCCTTCTCCTTCTCGGTGGCGCTGGCCGGGTACTTGCCAATGCGCAATGGAATGCCGTAGATCTCCAAAAACTCCGCCAGGTCACCCACGCTGTAGTTCTTGAATAGATACGTCCACACCAGCTGCCTGAACAGCGCCGCGCGCTCCAGGTAGCCGCTCTTGGCCTTGTGCACATGGGTCAGCCATCCAAAGGGGCTGAGCGGCTGGCCCATCACGCCGTCCACCACGTCCAGCGTGCGCAGGCGCAGCTCCTGCCGGTAGCCGCGGTGCAGCGTAAACCAGGACTGCGGGCGGTGCGTAAGGGTCTTGGGCACCCAGTAGCCTTCAAGCCGCTGCCACTCGATCTCCAGGCAGGCGTAGCCCTTGCCAATGGCGTCCGTCAGGTCAAACACCATGTCCTCGAAGTCGGGCACCTCCATCAGCAACTCCCCCAGCTGCGCGGCGGCCTTCTTCTCGGCGGCGTCGGCGCCCTCGGGCGGCACCACGTCCCAGTCCAGCACGCAGGCGCGGCGGCGCTTGCCCATCTCGGCGGCAATGTGGCCGTCCTTCTCCTCCATGTCTTCGAAGAGCTCGAACTGGGCCACCAGGTCGCCGGTCTCGGCCGCGTCCAGGATCTGCGCCAGGCGCGAGGGCGTCAGGCCACGCGTCGGGTGCGACTGCAGCTCGCGCTGCAAGTGCAAGAGCCGCGATGTTTGCGGCTCTTGCAGATCGGGCATCTGGATGGGCTGGCCATCGGGGCCGAGGATGCGTGAAGTTGCCATGGCGAGATCTACCAGGTGGTGCGCGACTCGACCAGGCGCAAGTAGTCCTCGTCCTGGTCACCGGCCGCGCCGAGGTTGTCGAAGCCGCGCGGCAGCGCCGGCGCGGGGGTGAAGTCGATGGGCGCGCGCACCTGCTCGGCCGCGCTCAGTGCCAGAAAGCAGGCCCAGGCCCGGTCGGCGTGGCCACTGCCATCGGCATCGGCCACAAAGCGCGGCGTGCCCGTGGGGCCGGCCACCTTCTGCAGCTTGTGCAGATCGGCGCGCACCTCGGGCGTGGCGGCAATGCGAATGCGCCGGTCTTCAAAGCGCGTCTTGCCCAGCGTGGCCAGCTGAAGCTTGTTGGCACTGGTAAACAGCACACCCTCCACCCGGCTGGCGCCGTGGCGCCGCTGGGCCATGGCCACGGGCGTCTCGCCCATGCCGGTCTGGTCCATACAGGCGCGCAGCACGCGGTAGCGCTTGAAGAAATCGGCCAGCACCTCGGGCTGCTGCAGCGGGCCAATGGTGTTGCTGGCAATCACCTCGCGCGTCCACAGCACGTCGCCCACTTGCTCCAGCACCCACACCACGAACAGGTCGCGCCCGCGGCCACTGGCAATATCCACGCCCACAAAGCAGGGCCCACCCTGGTACAGCTCGGGGCGCCCCGCGTCCTCGTGGTCGCAGCTGTCGATCAGGTCATAGTCCAGCCAGGCGCTGGCGCCGTCCAGCCACTGCAGCTCAAACTCCTGCGCCCACAGGTCGGGGTCGCCCGCGCCGCGCTTCAATTCCTCGATGTCGCGCGGCAAGCCGTCCGCCACCGCCTGATAGATATTGGTGGTGTGGCGGCTCCAGCCATCGTCCTGGCCCGTCATCAGCTCATAAAACTTATTGCCCTTGCCGTTGGGCGTGCTGATCACGCGCAGCTTCAACCCCGGCTTGGAGATCACCGGGAACAGCGCCTTCCAGATCGCCCGGCTGTCCTGGTGAAACGCAAACTCATCCAGCAGCACATTCGCGCTGAAGCCCCGCGCCGTATCCGGGTTGGCCGGCAGCGCCGTGATCTTGCTGCCGCCGGGCAGCTCCACCTCCAGCGCCTTGATGCCCGGCTCCCACTCATAGTCATAGGCCTTGAAGCCGGCCGACAGCGCCGCCAGGTGCAGCTTCACCCCCTCGTTCATGGCCTCGCGCGCCTGGCGTTCGCCCCGGCTCAGGATCACCCAGCGCCGGCGCTGGCCCGCCGCCTCGGCACGCGCACAGTCCAGCGCCAGCTCCAGCGTGCTGGTAAACGTCTTGCCGCACTGGCGCGCGAACATCGCAATCTTGAAGCGCGCGTCATCCTGCACCCAGCGGCGCTGGTAGGGGTACAGCGGCAGGGCCGGCGTAGCTGGCGTGGCGATGGTGCTCATAGGCCGTAGGCTGCCTGTATCACCTTGGTCAGCGTGCCCTGATCCACCTCGCCAGACTCGCCCAGCGCATCCAGCCGGGCACGCTGCTCGGCCAGCAGCTCCTGGCGCGCCTCCTCACGAATGGCGGCCCGCGCCTCCCGGCTGGCGCGCTTGTTGGATGCGCTGGCGCGGCCAATCTCGGCGGCGTTCTTGAACAGCTTGTTCACATCCACGCTCTCGGCGTCAATGTCCAGCTCCATCAGCAGGTTCAGAATCTTCTCCTGCGTGATGCGGATCACCGCGCTGCTCAGCTTGTCCTCCTCGTCAGGCGCGGCATCCACCAGCGCCACGGCCTGCTCCGTCGCCATCTTCACCCGCGCCATCTGGCGCTCAAACGGCGCGCCATAGCGCTGCAGCCCGCTCTTTGAAATATCCGCCCCGCGCGCCTTCAAATCCTGCGCCAGCTGCACATAGTCACCAAAGCCGCGCCTCACCAGCTCCGCGTCCAGCCACTCCTTGAGCTCGGGCGGCAGCGCATGCACCTTGCTACGCCTGGGCATGGCTACACCTGCGTAATCTTGGGCCGGGCCACGCCAGGCTGGGCGTCGATGTTGTACTCGACGAAATCAATGCCCGTGCGAGTCAGCTCCACCATCCAGCGATCCATCGGGTCGCGCTGCACGCGCACCAGCTCGCGCTCCTCCAGGTAATCCAGCGCCAGGCGCACCTCGTGGTGCGTCGCGTCCGGGTACACCGCACGCACAATCACCAACAGCGGCTCGGTGTAAATGCCCACCGGGCGGCTCAGGTTCACCGCCTGCAGCAAGTGCCAGCGAATGTCCTCGCGGCGAATCTTGGCCAAATCAATCAAGGCTTACCTCCCAGGTTATCCAGCGCCCGCTCCATGCGCAGCGCAAAGTTGTCGATACGCGTCTCAATAATTCCCACGTGGCGCACAAAATCGTCGCGCCGCAGGTACTCGCGCGCCATGTCCGCCTGGTGCTTCCTGAACTCGCGCTCCAGCTCCAGCGTCGCCGCTGCGTTGCTGTGCTGCGTGGCGGCAACATCCGCCATCGACTTGGCCAGCGCGTCAAAGCGCTCGTTCAGGCGCTTCTCACTCTGCGCGCCCAGCACCTTCAGCAGGCCCCACCACGCACCAATGAACGAGCCGACGATGGCAATCACATTCGTCAGCGTGAACTCAAAAATCATGCGCACCGCCCTCCACGTTCACGCTCGCGCCTGCCCTGGCAGGCCACACACAACTGGCACCCCGGCACGGCCGCGCGCCGCGCCCTGGGTATCTCATCGCCGCAACCCGCGTCCCGCAGGTGCTCGCCGCAAAACTCGGCCGCCGGCAGACCCGCAGGCTGGCCGCGCCGCTGCTGGCGCGCCAGGGCGTCGCTCAAAAACTCTTGCTCGCGCAGCTGCGCGCGGTCCACGTCATCGCTCATGCGGCAGCCGCCCCCTCAATCACATCCGCGCCCGCCAGCAGCTCGCGCGCCACGGCGCGGGCCACGGCCGGGCGCATCAACTGCGAAGCGCTCACGCCGCCCACGGTGGCGCACAAAGACACCTCGCCCCCGAATGCGGCCACCGTCCACAACCTGGGGCCGTCCTGCAAGGTGACGCCGTGTAAGTGATGGGCGGGCAAGCGTGGCACCTGGTCAAACCGCATGCGCTACCTCGTCCGGCTGCACCGGCCCGTCCAGTATTTGCAGCGCCCGGCCGGCGCCGATCAGCCCGGCTTGCTCCAGCATCTGCACGCCCGCGCGCGTGTCCGCTCGTGCCAGGTCGATGTAGTTGGCTGCGGCCACGTCCGCAAGGTAGGCGCGCAGCATGGCCGTCTGCTGGCGCTGCGCCATGGGCGCGGCTGGGCTGTCAAGCGATGCCAATTCAAGCGCGGTTTTTTCGGCCATCGTGAATCGGTTGCGAAAGGCCAGGCGCGTGATCCTGCGCCACGGCGCCATGGCGTGCATCTGCTCGGGCGTGAGGGCCACTTGCGTGTAGCGCGCGTGGTAGATGCCCTCCACCAGCTCCACGCCATCGAGGGCCAGCGTGTGCGTGAGCGGGTCATACGCGGGCGGGGCCTCGCGTACCAGGTACAAGCCCAGGGCGTTGCGATCTGGCTCGTTGTCGAGCGCGCCGGAATCGGGGTACGCTGCCAGAAGCGCGGGGTGTGATGCGATCAGGCGGTCGTTTATTGCGTCATAGAACATGGGTCAGCCCAGGTAGTTGCTCGCCCACACCCCAAACACCTCAACGCTCACGGCAGCGGCCGTGCCGCCGTTGTTGATGTGGATGCGCGGGCATAGGTAGGTGCCAGCAGGCGGCAGGTTGGTCGTTAACGTGCCCGATGCGCTGGCGCCGCTGTTGATGTCCTTGAGTGACCACGACACGTCGCCCGATCCAGGCGCGTTGGCAAACGTCAAGTCGACCACTGCGTTCGGGTCGCCGATGGCGATACCCGTGTTGACTTTTGTCGAGGCGCCTGAACTGCTGTTGTGGATGATGTGGTAGTTGCTGTCTACCGCCGCGTCGTACCCCAAGCAAAGAGTCATCGTGCGCGAGTAGGGATCCACACCAGCCCCGCCCCAGGCGCCGCCGTATTGCGCCAGCCCCATCATCAATCTTTGCGTGGCGACGGTACTGGTGACGGAAAAACGCATCTTCTGCGTGAACCCGCCAAGCCCTCCCGCGTCGCTGAGAGTGATGCGTGACTGACCCTGCCCGCTGCTGTCATACGTTGACCCCGCAGTCGCCGCCGACGTGCCAGACCAGCGCAACAGCGACTGCCGCAGGCTGGCGTTTGACAGCGCTGGGTGGGCAGTGGTGCCGGTGAATGTGAAAATGGGCAAACCGCCGACGCTTGTCAGCGTGGCGTTGTGGCCCTGCAGGGTCGCATGCTGCCAGCCCGCGGGTGTGAGCAGCCAGGGCATGCCGGTGATGTCGGCCCAGGCTGCAGGGCCGCTGCCGCTGCCCGGCACCGCAGCCGGGTCAAGCACATCACCCGCGGGCAGCTCACGCACCGACGTGCCCACCATCACCAGCGGCTTGCGTAGCGCCATCGCCCAGCCCCCGTCAGGCCAACACCACCGGCATGCCGGCGTTGAAATTCACCGCCGTGGGCCCCGTGGCAAAGCCCACGCACTGCACCACGTTGCCCGCCGCGCTGGGCGCCGTGGGGCCAGACTTGCCGGCCGTCGTCTGCAGGTAGGCATTGCCCGGCGTCTGCCCGGTCACCTGCGTGTTCGTGCCCTCAAAATACACCGTGGCATTCGCCCCGTTGGCCACCGCCGCCAGCACAAAGCCATGTGCCTCCTTGCCGGCCACCGTCGCGTCAGCCTTGCGCACCTTGGCGCCGCTGCTGTTCCAAATGTTGACGAAGTCGCCGGCCGCCAGCGCCTCCGACGCGGCAATGGCCGCCGTATCGGCGCCCAGGCCCACCGGCATCATCGACATATCGATGCGGCCCGACTCATCCAGCGCCGGAATGTCGCCAGCACTCGCCGCCCCCGCGCTCGACTGCGCGCCGGCGACCTCGGTCAAGGTGTTGTTGGCATAACGTAAAAACTTCTTTGCGGGCATGAAAGCCTCCTAGGTAAGAGATACAGGGGGTTGAACATCAATCAGCACACAGGTGGCAGACACCGCGCGCCCAATCACCTGGGCAAACAACGCCCCGGGCGGCAACTGCTGGGTCAGCAGCCCAAACGTGCCCAGCAACACCGGCCCCGGCACCCAGGCCCAGCCCGCGTGCGCCAACGGCGCGTTGTTGCTCACCAGCGCATCGGCGCCGGCGGTATAGGCGCTGGCCACCATGCCCATCACCGCGCCCAGGTGCGCCGCGTGGGTGCAGTCCGCCGGCACCAGGGCACCATCAGCGCCCAGGGCCACCACGCTGTGGCCGCTCAACGGGGCCGCGCCCACACGCACCAGCGCCACGCTGCCCGGGTCGCCCTTGGGCCCGCGCGCAAACACAGGCCCCAGCGTGGTCACCAGCGCGCCCGCATCAGTCACAACGGTAAAGCGCGTCGTCATGGCGCAACCTCGGTAATCGCGCGCACCACGTCGATGTAGGCCGTATCCGTGGCCCGCGTGGCGCCGCCCGCCCAGCTATAGCGCACGTCAAAGCGCACCCGGCCCAGGGGCCAGGCCGCGCTATCCACATCCAGCTCAAACAGCCCGCCCAGGACATCCACCAGTCGCACCGCAATCGGGCCCAGCGGCCGGCCCTGGTTATCCTGTGCCGCCGCGCGCACATCCATGCCGCCCAGGCTGGTGCTGCCGCTGCCATCGTCCGTGTAGGCACAGGCAATCACCAGCGTGTCGCCACGCTTGAGCGTTGCAATCGGCGCCATGCTCATGGCAGCACCTCGCCAGCCGCATCGCCATCCAGCAGGGCGCGCTCCACGTCGATTTGGCCGCGCAGCAGCGCTACCTCGGCGTCTCGCCGGACAAGATCGCCTCTGAGTCCTGCAACCACGCCAACCCCTCGGACAACGTGTGCGTCGAGGGCTGCGTGTCGATCCGCAAGATCGCGGCAGGCAGCGGCGTTGGCTTCGGCCATGGCACGGTAGGTGGCGGCTCGGCGCTCGGCACCGAGGTGCAGGCGCTCAGCCACAGCACGGTCAGCGCGCACAAGGGCATCGCGCACAGGCTGCGAAGTCGTGAAGGCATCGGAGTTCTCCTGGGTCTGTTGGGCATGGGCAAGGCTCAGCCCGGTATTGCGCCGCTCGGCGCGCAGCGCGGCCGTGGCGCGGCCCTTGTCGGCCTCGGCCACCTGGGTCTGGAGCCGTCCGTGGGCCAGCTGCTCGGCCTGCAGGCGCCAGGTCTGCGCGCCCAGCAGGGCCAGCAGGGCAATGCACAGGGCCAGCAGGCCATAGGCCTTGAGCTTGTCGAAGATCACTCCCAGTACCTCCACCAGTACCAGACCATGGCCCAAAAAATCGCGTTCATGCAGCCTCCTTGCGGGTGGCTTTCTGCGTCACGTTCGCCGCCATATAGCCACTCACCGCCGCGATCACGACGGCCGAATAAACACCGTCGGCGATATGCCCCGTGGACACCAGCCAGGTGGCCGACGCCACCGTGGCCAGGGCCAGAAGGAACTTGCGGCTTGCAAAATGCACCTGCACCTTCATGCCGCACCGCCCATGCACTGCGCATACTCCTGCTTGCGCCGCGCCGCCAGGCCGCCGCACAAGCGCGCGTTGGCGGGCGCTGAACAGTCCTTCCCCTTAAAGAACGTCCAGCGCAGCAGCTGCGCGCAGGCAGCGGGGTAATCCTCTGCATTGAGCAGCCTGACCAGGCTGGAGCCGCAAAACGCCCCCGGCCCCACGTTGTAGGCAAAGGAGACGTAGGCGTCGTACTCATGCTGGTGCAGCGGCACGCGCACACACTGCTTCAAGGCCCCCTCGAACTTGCGCACGTCAGACAGCGCCCGTTCCAAGGCCTTCGGGGGCGTGATCGTGTCGCCCGGCTTCACGCCGGCCGTGGTGCCAAAGCCGATGGTTGGCACATCGCCCTTCACGGGCGTGATCGCCTTGTCGCTATAGCCCTCGTGCAGCGCAATGCCCACCAGGCCAGCCGCCGACAGGCTCAGCGCCGCCAGGGCCGAGCGGGGGAAAGGTTTGGTGAATGCCATGCCCGGCAGCATGCCGGGCGAGGGGTGGCGGGGCGAGTAAAGCGCTTTAGTTTTAAAGCGCGCGCAAGGGGCGCACCATGCGGTGCATGAGCACCTCTGACGCAACCACCCTTACCATCCCCCAATCCATGGCCCGCCTGGCCGCCCTGTGGGTGCTGCGCCGGGCCGCCCCCGGCACCGCACTGGAGCGCGCGGGCGACATCCTGGCGGCCTGGCAGCAGCCCACGGCCATGGAGCTGGCGCTGCTGCCCGACGCCGCGCGCATGCTCACCGCCGCCACGCAAGAGCTGGTGCAGCTGCTGGAAGGCACACCCGAAGGCCGCAACGCCCTGCACGACATCGGCCTGACCAACTGCCGTCGCGGCAAGGCCGACTGGGCGGCTTGATCTATGACCATCAACCGCCATCCACCCGAGGGGGCAGGACATTCAGCGGCGCCGGGCAGCACTCCTGAACAATATCCAGCACTGCACGCATACGGTGTCCAGCTGCATCGTCGGCTGCAAGCGCTTGATTTGGTGCGCCAAGCTGCAGCCAGGCTCGCCGAAACGCCGCCGCAAACGCCTGCGGCTCAGGGTGCGTCTGCACCAGCGCAGCCAGCGCGCACACCAGCACCGGCAGCTCGCCCTCCATTCCTTGCACGGCTTCGCCAAGCGTGGCAACGCTTGCGCTCAAGGTCTTGATAGATCCGTCGGTCATGCGCGCTCCCTCACCTCGTCACGTTGAAAACGGCCCCGCGTTCGCCGCCTCACGCGGCGCGGCCCCGGCGCTTCGGGGCGCTGCCCGCATCCGCGAACGCGCCTAGCGTGGTCTTGATGCCCGCCTGCACCTGCGCCGGGGCGGCGTGGAAGTTGTCCAGCAGCACGCGGTCGCCGTCGCTCACCGCGCGCGCCGGGGGCGGGGCAGCGGCGCCGCCCTGGCGCTGGCCGGTCACCACATAGAGCACATCCAGGCCGTGGGCTGACCAGGCGGCTAGGACGTTCGCATTCGGTGCAGCAGCGCCGCTTTCCCAATTGAAAAGCGTCTTTCGCGTGGCGGCTGCCAGATCGGCGAAATCCGACTGGTTGAACCCGAGCCGCTCCCGCTCCTCTTTGATGCGTTCACCCATGTGCATAAAAAAATTCCCATTGCCTATTGCGCATGGGTAATTTTTTACCCATAATCCATTCCATCAACTACCAGCCGATGAAAGGAAGGTTACCAAACCATGCACCCCGAACTGATCAAGGCCGAAATCCGCATGCGCGGCACCACGCCGGCCGCTATTGCGGACGAACTGGGCGTCTCGCGCGCGGCCGTGGCGCAAGTGATTGAAAACAAGATGAAGTCCCCGCGCATCCGCGCCTGTCTGGCGCGCCTGCTGGGCAAGAGCGAGGGCGAGCTGTGGCCCCCCGTGGCCAGCGCCACGCCCGGCCTGCGCCGCAAGCGCGCGGCGGGCAAGGCCCCGCGCACACCAGCGGGGGCGGCGGCATGAGTGGCCTGGAAACCATCACCGTGGGCGTGGCCCCGCTGGGCTGGGCCGCAGGGCATGTGCAGGCCGAGGTCGATGCCGAGGTGGCGCAGGAAAGGAGCCCTCAAGTGACCCCTCAACAAGTCAAAACCAGATTCCGCGAGCGTGGCGAGACCGTCGCCTCGTGGGCCGATGCGCACGGCTTTCCGCGCGACGTGGTGTACCGCGTCTTGAACGGCAGAACCCCCGCCTGGCGCGGCCAGCCGCACCAGGTGGCGGTGGCGCTGGGCCTCAAGCCGGCTCCTTCCAAGACCACGGCCTGAGACCCATTCCAACTACCAACCCGAAGGATTCTGCCATGCGCGACCTGTTCCCCGAGACCCTGCTCGTCAGCCGATCCGGCGAGCACATCTACACCACCAGCCGCAAGGTGGCCGAGCACTTTGGCAAGCGCCATGACAACGTGCTGCGCGACGTTCAAAAGCTGCTTGCCGAGCTGACCGATGCCGAGTTCGGACGCCTCAATTTTGAGGAGTCCAGCTACCTGAACGAGCAGCTCAAACAGCAGCCCGAATACCGTTTGACGGAAGAGGGTTTCGCCCTGCTGGCCATGGGCTTCACGGGCCGCGAGGCGCTGCGCTGGAAGGTGGCCTTCCTGCAGGCCTTCCGCGCCATGGAATCCGACCTGGCCGACATGCAGGCGCGCTATGTGGCCGCGCTGGATCTGGTGCGCCCCAGCCTGCGCCCCACGGTGGAAGACGCCCGCGCCGGCCTGCCGCGCGCCGCCACGGCGCAGCGCTTGGGCAAGAGCGTGGGCGCTGTCAGCTACCACCGCAGCCAGGGGCGCGGCCTGGGCCTGCTGCCCGCCGTGGCCGTGCGCCGCATGGCAGCGCCGGATGCGTAAGGGAATAAACATGTGCCTGTGCATGAAGTCCTCCCGTGCTGATGTGCTGCGCCCACTGTGCCCGCAAGCGCGTTTCCAAGGCGCGTTTTCTTCGGAACGCCCCACCGCCGGGGGCCGCACATGACCGCCGCCCGCTGGAAGCACCTGCGCGCCACCAGCCTGGTGCACGCGCTGCGCCTGTGCAAGGAATACGCACAGGCCCGTCGCCACCTGAGTGTGGAGCGCATCGCCGACCGCATGGGCACCACGCACGACAGCCTCTACAAGTGGCTGGCCACGGGCCGCATGCCCGCCATCGTGCTGCCCGCCTTCGAGCAGGTGTGCGGCGCGCACTACGCCAGCGACTTCCTGGCCGCCGCCGCCGGCCGCCTGGTGCTGGCCATGCCCACCGGCAAGCAGGCCGGTGCCGCCGACCTGCTGGACGTGAACAGCAGCTGGGCCCAGGCCCTGCAACTGCTCACCCAGTTCTATGCCGCCCCCGCCCAGGCTGACCCCGAAGCCACCCTGGCCGCCCTGCGCCAGCACCTGGAGCAGGTGGCCTACCACCACGCCAACGTCTCCGCCTGCCAAGAACCGCAACTGGAGTTTGAAGCATGACCGCACTCACCATCGACGCTGTGCACGCCCGCCTGGCCGAAAAGGCCGCAGACCAGCAGCTGGCCGCCCTGCGCAGCGCCCAGCAGATCTACGACAACGAATTTGCCCCCTGCCCGCGCAGCCCCGAATGGAAGCTGGGCGCCCGCGCCGGCGTGTGGAAGGCCATGGGCCTGATGAACAGGCGCAGCCCCTACGCCAGCGGCACGGCCCAAGACGACGCCTGGCGCGCCGGCTTTAACGCCGCCTTTGGCGACGTGCGCCACCTGCAGGAAGAGTGGCGCAAGCAGGGGGCCGCTGTATGAGCGAGCCAACACCGAAGCCCCTGGCCGCCAACCTGCGCAAGACCTTCGAGCTGCTGCGCCTGCTGGCCGGGCACGAGGTGCTGGGCCTGGCCCCGGCCGAGATCGCCAAGGCCCTGGGCGTGTCGCCCAGCTGGGTCTCCATCAACCTGCCCGCCATAGAGGCCGAGACGCATTTCGTCGAACGCGTGGCCGGCACCAACCGCTGGCGCCTGGGCGTGCCGCTGGTGCGCATTGCCATCACCGTCAGCAGCAACCTCAACCAGGCCAAGCGCCAGCTCGAAGAGCTGAGCCAGCGCTACGCCGTCCCCGTCCACACCCCCAAAGAAAGGTAATTCCCTCCCATGTCCCGCAAAGAAACCCCCATGCCAGAAAACAAAGAAGTGCCCGCCAACCTGGAAGTGATCGACGCCGAAGTGGCCGCCGCCAACACCCTGGCGCTGGCCGCCATGGAGCAAAACGAGCGCGTCACCGCGCTGGCGCGGCAGCTCAACTACCAGGGCAGCACCGACCCGGCCGTTCTGGAGAACAGCGCGCTTGACGCCATTCGCCGCATCGGTGCGGGCATTTTTGAGCTGGGGGGCTACCTGCTGATGCTCAAAGAGGCTTGCCCTCACGGTCATTTCATGCCCACACTGGATCGGCTGGGCATTGGTGTAGATGCAGCGGGTCGCTACATGGCCGTTTCGCGCCGGTTCGCAAATTCCGCGTCAACACGGAATTTGGGTGCCCTGGGCGTTACCAAGTTGGTCGAGCTACTGCCGCTAGACGACGAACAGCTGGACGGCCTGACCGACCTGGGCCAGACCGGCGAGCTCGCCCTGGACGACGTGGCCCGCATGTCCGTCAAGGAGCTGCGCGCCGCCGTGCGCAAGGAGCGCAAAGAGAAAGAGCGCCACCAAAGCGTGGCCCAAGAGACGGCCACCGAGCTGGCCGAGCTCAAGACCACCTTCAAGCGCGAGGCGCCGGCCGAGGAGCTGCTGCGCCTCAAAACCGAGGCCGCCCGCCTGGGCAGCGAGATCGAGGCGCTGATCCTCGGCGCCCTGCGCCAGGCCGTCATTGGCATCGGCAACCTGGGTGAGGAGCGCGGCGCGCACGGCGCCTTCCTGGCCGGCGTGGTGGGCGGCGTGCAGCGCCAGCTGACCGAGCTGCGCGCGCAGTTCGACCTGCCCGACGCCAGCGCCACGCCCACCCCGTCCGACGTGGAGGCGGCCGAATCCGCCGCCGCCCTGCGCGCCGGCATGGCCGCCATCCGTGCCCAGGCCGCCCAGGCCGCAGCGGCCGCATAACCCGCCGCCGCCCAGCCCATGCCCCCAGCAACCCCCGCAGAAATCGAGTCCATCGTGCGCGCCAACATCGCATCCCTGCCACACGGGCAAAAGACCGCCGCCGTGCGCGCCCTGGCCGCGCAACGCGGCAAGAGCGTGCAAACGGTGTACCGCACGCTGGCCGACGTCACCGTGCGCCCGCCGCGCCGCCGCCGCAGCGACGCGGGCGCGCACACCCTGCCACTGGCCGAGGCGCAGGTCATCAGCCTGTGGGTGCTGGAGGGCGTGAACAAAAAGGGCAAGCGCATCCGCAGCCTGGAGCAGGCCTTGCGCGAGCTGCGCTACGCCGGCAAGGTGCGGGCAGAAGGCGTGCACCCCGACACGGGCGAGGTCACGCCGCTGTCGGTCAGTGCCGTGTCCAAGGCCCTCAAGGCCTACGGCCTGCACCCCGACCAAATCTTGCGCCCCGCGCCCGCCGCCGCCATGGCCAGCCTGCACCCGCTGCACCTGGTCGAAATTGACGCCAGCATCTGCGTGCTGCACTACCTGAGCAACGTCACCGGCCTGCAGGTCATGGAGCACGCGCAGTTCTACAAGAACAAGCCCAAGAACCTGGAGCGCATTGCCGCCGAGCGCGTGTGGCGCTACCTGGTGGTGGACCACTACAGCGGCGCCATCTTCTGCCACTACGTGCTGGGGGCCGAGAGCGGCGCCAACCTGGTGGAGGCCTTCATCCAGTTCTGCACCCCGCGCAAGTTCGTGGGCAGTGATGGGGCGGTCGAGACCGACCCCTTTCACGGCGTGCCCTTCAACGCCTATGTGGACCAGGGCAGCGCCAACACCGGCGCCCAGTTCAAAAGCCTGGCGCGGCGCATCGGCATGACGGTGACCGCCCACGCCCCCGGCAACGCCCGCGCCACCGGCGCCGTAGAAAAGCCGCAAGACATTTGGGAAAAGAACTTTGAAAGCGCCCTGGGCTGCGAGCCCATCGCCAGCCTGGAAGAGCTCAACGCCGCCGCCGCCCTGTACGCCCGCTGGTTCAATGCCACGCGCCGCCACACGCGCCACGGGCAAACGCGCACCGACATGTTCCTCACCATCGCGCCCGAACAGCAGCGCCTGGCCCCCGCGCCCGAGCTGCTGCGCCTGCTGGCCACGCACAAGCCCGAAGAGCGCAAGGTAGAGGCCTGGCCCGGCGCCAGCATTCGCTTTGAGGGCAAGGTGTACGACGTCAGCAGCGTGCCCGGCGTGATGGTGGGCGAAAAGCTGCACGTCACCTACAGCCCCTGGCAGGCCGGGCACGTCAGCATCGTGCAGCACGACGCGCAGGGCAATGAGCTGCTGCTGGCCGTGCCCGAGATTGAATTCAACGAAGCCGGCTTTCCCAGCAACGCCGCCGTGTTTGGAGAAGAGTTCAAGCGCCCCGCAGACACCGTGCTGCAAACCAACGCCAAGCTGCTGGAGCGCCTGGCCATGGGCGAAGACACCGATACCGCCGCCGCCGCCCGCAAGGGCCGCCGCCTGGCCCTGGGCGGCGAGGTACGCCCCCTGGCCGAGGCGCGCGAGGCCAAGCTGCCCACGCCGCTGCTGCGCCCCGGGGTGGATCTACCCCTGCAAACCCGCGTCGAACTGCCCGCCGTGCTGCTGCCGCATTTCGCCGCCGCGCAGCGCCTGGGCGCCGAGCACGGCGTGCACATGACGCCCGAGCTGGTTGCCACCTTGAAGGCCCTGCACGCCGATGGCGTGCCCGAAGGTGAATTGCCCGCCATTGCCGCGCGCCTCACGGTGCGCGCCGGCCTGCGCGTGGTGGGGGGCGGACAGTGAACCGCCCGCCCCGCAAAGAAGTTGGCCCCGCCGGGTTGCACCCCGGCGAGGCCGTGTCCCCCAAGCCCGAACCTGAAACCGAGAAGGAGAACCCGCAAATGTTAATCCGCCGCGAACGCATCAACCAAACCGCCTGCCAGCGCTGGGGCCTGCCCCCGCACCTGTTCAGCCTGAACGACGTGCAGACCGCCGCCGACATGTTCGCCAGCCCCCACATCCGCTACGTGCGCAATGCGCTGCACGGCGCGGCCGACCTGGGGGAATACGTGGCCATCGTGGGCGAGTCCGGCGCCGGCAAAACCACCCTGCGCCTTGACTTTGAAGAGTACGCCGCCGCCAAGCACGGCGAGCGCCTCATCATCATCAAGCCGCACCCGCGCGAGCCCGGCCGCGCCACGGGCAAGCCGCTGCGCGCCAACCAGATCGAGGCCGCGTTCTTTCGCGCCCTGGCCCCCAACGCCGCGCGCAAAAGCAACCCCGACGACCGCACCGACCAGATCGCCGAGCTGCTCACCGCCAGCGCCAAGGCGCGCAACCGCCACCTGCTGGTCATCGACGAGGCCCACCGCCTGCCCATCGACACCTTGAAGCAGCTCAAGAACTTTGCCGAGCTGCGCCAGGGCCGCATGGGCGTGCTGGGCGTGGCCCTGTTCGGCCAGCCCGAGCTGCTCACCCTGCTGAGCGACCGCAACCCCGAGGTGCGCGAGGTCATGCAACGCTTCGAGGTCATAGAGCTGCAGCCGCTCGATAACGACCTGGCCGCCTACCTGCGCCACAAGCTGGAGCGCGCGGGCGTCAAGTACGAAGACGTGTTTGAGGCGGACGCCGCCGACGCCATCCGCGCCCGCCTGACCAGTCTGCCGCGTGGCGGCAAGGCCAGTGATGCACGCAGCATCTGCCACCCGCTGGTGGTGGGCAACCTGGTCAGCCGGGCGCTGAACGCCGCCGCCCAGGCCGGCTGGCCCAAGGTGGACGCGCAAGTCATTGCGGGAGTCTGACGCCATGGCCATCTACCGCATCCGCATCACCATGGCCGATGGCTCCCACGGCCGCTACACCGGCCTGTTCAAGGACGGCTTCGAGGCCGTCTTGCAGACCCTGGCCGACTTCCCGCAGGCGCGCAGCGTGAGCTGCATCTTCATCAAAAGGAACCCCGCATGAACCCACAAGACAAACCCCTTGACAAACCCCTTGAGCGCAGCTGCGACGCCCTGGGCTTGTGCCGGCACCCCGAGGGCTGCGCCCCCGGCCAGGCCTGCCAGCGCTACCCGTTTGCGCCCGGCGCCATCCAAAGCTTTGCCAGCCACAAGCGTCTGGCGCGTTGGGTGCTGCTGGCGCTGGAGGGCGCGGCCGTGCTGTCCCTGGTGCTGCTGCTGGGCCTGGCCAGCGGCTACTTTCAGGCCAGGGGGTGGCTGTGAGCATGATCGTCTCCTGCCCCGCCTGCGCCACGCAGTTCGGCCTGGACGTGCTGTTTCAGTCCCAGGCCGATCATGACGCCTACACCCGCCTGGTGGCCCTGGCCAGCCCCCTGCATGCGCGCCTGGTGCAGTACCTGCAGCTGCACAAGCCGGCCAAGCAGCAGCTGACCGCCGCCAAGTCCACGCGCCTGCTGGCCCAGCTGCTGCCCGACCTGGAGCGCGGCGCCATCACCTGGAAGGGCCGCGACTGGCCCGCCCCCCTGCGCGCCTGGCAGGTTGCCATTGACCAGCTGCTGAGCAAGCGCAATGCCGCCACGCTGGAGCTGCCCCTGACCGGCCACGGCTACCTGTACGCCGTGCTGGCCGGCATGGCAGACAAGCAAGAGGCCGCGGCGGAACTTGAGCGCGAGCAGGCCGCCCGCGCCCGCGCCCACAGCAGCGCCGCGCCAACCAGCGTGGCCGATGTGCTCACGGTGCAGCAGGCCCTGGGTTCCGGCATCCAGCCCATGGTCATCGCCCCCACCCAAGCCCCAGGCACCAGCCCCACCGTGCGCGCCATGCGCGCCGCCATGGAACGCAAGAAAGGAGAACAGCCATGAGCACCGCCCAGCAGCAGACCGATACCCCGGACATCGATGCCGACCTCACCCGCCTGACACACCAGCTGATCGACATTGCCTGCGCGCAGCCCACGCACCTGGTGGCGCTGAAGGCGCTCATCCAAGCCTATGCCTCGGTGGCTGCATGCCGCCCGTGCTGCGCCCATGCCGCCGCCAATACCGCCCGCCTGTTCGCCGACGTCATCGACAGCCACGCCGCCCAGCAAGACGCGCGACACATCCACTGACTCCACTCACCACTCACCACTCACCAAAAAACCATGGCCACCAAAATCAAACGTCCCACCCTGGCCGCCGTGCCGCAAAGCAAGGCCGACTGCGCCGCCGCCATTCGCCAGCTGGGCGAGGTGCAGCGCCAGTTCGAGCGCGACCGCGCCGACATGAACGACCAGATCGCCACCATCACCCAGGCCTTCCAGCCCATCCTGGCGGCGCAGCAAGAACGCATCAACGCCCTGCAGGCCGGCATACAGGCCTGGTGCGAGGCGCACCGCGTAGAGCTGTGCGGCCCTGATGACAAGCTCGGCAAGACCGCCAACCTGGTCACCGGCGAAGTGGCCTGGCGCCAGCGCCCGCCCAGCGTCAGCATCCGCGGCGTTGACGCCGTCATGGACACCCTGCTGCGCATGGGCCTGGGCCGCTTCGTGCGCGTGATGAACGAGCCAAACAAAGAGGCCATGCTCAACGAGCCCGACGCCGTGCGCGGCATCGCCGGCATCAGCATCGTCACGGGCCAAGAGGACTTCACCGTGGTGCCGTTCGAAGCCAAGGCGGAGGCATGAACACCATGGGCACCATTGCATCCATACAAGCCGCCATCGAGTTCCGCCACTCGTTCGAGCGCGACGGCTGCCAGAACTGCCAGCACGGCCGGCGCCTGCCGCTGCAGCCCCAGCAGCGCTGGCCCAGCCTGGAATGCGGGCGCTACGGCTTCTTTGTGAAGGCGGCCGACACCTGCATGCACTACGCCCCCGCGCCCGCCGCCACCGCCCTGCCCACGATCGAAGGGGGTGGTGCATGAGCCTGCCCCTGAACGCCTTCCAGCGCGTGCGCCCGCGCGGCGCCCATGCCGCGCCCGCCGCCGCCAAGCCCCAAAGCGGCGCCAAGGGCCAGCGCCCGCCCCAGCTGCGCGGCAGCGGCGCCTTCGACCCCGCCAAGGTGCGCGTGCTCGACGTGAACGGCAAGCCCATGGCCACCCTGGCGCCACGCAGCTACGGCAGCCCGGCCATCCTCAGCCGCGCCCAGGCCCAGGCGCAAAACGACAAGACGCGGGCGATTGTGCGAGGAGGGATTTAGAAATGACCCAGAAACACCCGGCAAACGCGCCACAGGCCCCGGAAAAACGTCGGAAACCTGCCGGCAATACCAGCGGTGCTGGCGCGGCTTCCAGGCCCTTGGCGGGGCTCTCTTGCCTGCCGCCGGATTTGCGCGAGTTTCTGCGCAGTCGATCGGTGGCGGAAATAGCCAAGCTGCTCAGTCTGGGCAAGGGCACGGCCAGCCGGATCAAGCGCGGCATCTACCCACATACGCCGCACAGGCTGATCAAGCGCTGGGAGGCCGTCCGGGCGAAAGGCACCGTGCCCGTGGGTGCGTGGACGCTGCGCCGGGTAATGGCAGACGCCGCGGTGCATGCGGCGGTGCGGTGGGGCGGCGCACTGTACAGCGGGGCTGGGCTTTATGGCATGCGCGGGCGTCAGATTGCGGTGGCCGCGACGGCCGGGGGCGGCCTGCTGGCGCAAACCCTGGAGCTGCCCAGCCAGCGCTTTGAGCTGATGCCAACCCATGGCTAGGCTGCAAACCACCCCCTACGGCGTGTGGCAGCAATGCAGCTGCTGCCTGGAATGGCTGCCGGCCGACGAAGAGTTCTTCTTTCGCAGCCCCAAGAGCCCCACGCGCCTGGTGGCGCATTGCAAGGTGTGCAGCGCCGCCGCCCGCCCGCATGCCAAGGCCCGCGCCCGGGCAGCGGCCCCGGCGCGCTGCACCGATGCGCTGGCGCGCGCCATGGCCGGGCATTGGACGTCTGGGGGGTAAGTGGTGAATGGCGAGTGGTAAGTGGTGAATGCCGCGCGCCACCGCTCACGACTTGCCACTCACCACTCACCACTCACCACTTACCGCTATGTCATCCACCAACCACATCGCCGCCATCCACACCCTCAAGTCCAAGCTGGGCTTGAGCGACGATGACTACCGCGCGCTGCTGTTTGAAAAAACCGGCAAGCGCAGCAGCAAGGACTGCAACCAGGCCGAGCGCCGCCTGGTGCGCGAACACCTGGCGCGCCTGGCCGAGAAGATGGGCCTGCAGCAGCCAACGCGCCGCCGCCCCTTGAGCGAAACGGCCTTTGTCCAGGCAAAACAACAGGCCAGCCCGCGCGAGCGCAAGGTGTGGGTGCTGTGGCACCAGCTGCACCGCGACGGCAAGGTGCACAACCCCAGCCGCGCGGCGCTCGATGCCTGGGTAGAGCGCACGGCGCATGTCAGCAGCCTGCGTTTTTGCAACGCCGCGCAGCTCGACACGCTGATTGAGGCGCTCAAGGATTGGCAGCGCCGCCCGCTATCGCCACAATAGCGCGTCATGCAACCCGCACAGCGCATCACCGCCGCCGAGGCGCAAGTCCTCGAAGCCCACCTGCCGCAAGGCCTGACGGATCAAATGCGCGAGGTGGCGCTGTGCCTTTTTGAAGCCCTGGCCCTGCAGGACGGCCGCGCGGGCAGCAAGCACCCCTGCAATGAATGGCTGGCAGCCCTCACGCTGCTGGCGCGCCAGGCGCTGGCGCAGCTGCAACACCTGGCGGCGCACATGGGCGGCAGCGCCGTGTACCTGGCCAAGGGCGTGGCCGTGCACCTGACGGCGCGCGACCGCGAGATGTGCGCGCGCTTTCGCGGCAACAACTACTTTGCCTTGGCGCGCGAATACGGCCTGACCGAGATGCGCGTGCGCCAGATCGTGGGCGCCTGGCAGCAAGAGCAGTTTGCCCAGCGCCAGGGCCGGCTGCTGGACTGACTGGAGCGCCGGCGTCCCGCCGGCTTTCCCCGGATGCCGGCAAGATGCCGGCGCTCCACCCCGCTAAAAACTAAAGCGCTTTACTCGCCCCGGCAGGGCATGCGCGCCACCATGGCGCCATGCCTCGCCACACCGCCACCCGCATCGCCGTCTGCAGCGCCAGCGCCGCCACCACGGCCGTGGCGGTGGCGGTGGCCGCATGCGCCTACAGCCTGAGCGCCGCCCAGGCCGAGCCCGGCGGCCTGACCCTGATCCAGTTCACCCCGGCAGGCAGCTTCGGCCCGGCCGATGGCCGCGCCATGGATGTGCCCGCCTGGCGCATCGACGCCGCCAGCGCCCAGGCCGTGATTGCGCGCCACGCCGCGCGCGGCCAGCTCGTGGTGATCGACTACGAGCACCAGACCCTGCACAAAGAAAAGAACGGCCGGCCCGCGCCCGCCGCTGGCTGGCTGCAGGGGTTGCGCTGGGTGGAGGGCGAGGGCCTTTTCGGCGCCGTGGCGCTCACGGCCCGCGCCCGCGCCGCCATTGATGCGGGCGAGTACCTGTACTTCAGCCCGGTGTTCGAGTATTCGACCGATGACGGCACGGTGCTCGCCATCCGCATGGGCGCGCTCACCAACGACCCCGGCATCCACGGCATGCAGCCGCTTTCCCTGCTGGCCGCCGCCACGGCGGCCTTTATTCCCACCCCTCAGGAGCCCCCTGTGAACCCATTGCTCAAGGCGTTGCTCGCCGCCCTCGGCCTGCCCGAGTCCACCACCGAGGCGGCCGCCATGGCCGCGCTGTCGGCCATTGGCCCGCTGCAGCCGCTGCAGGCGCGCGCCGGCGTGGCCACGGCCGCCTGTACCGCGCTGCGGCTGCCGGCCGATGCCACGGCCGACGCCGTTACCGCCGCCTGCGCCAGCCTGGCCCAGGCAGGCGAGCCCGACCCCGCCCGGTTCGTGCCCGTGCAGGCCGTGCAGCAGCTGCAAACGCAAATTGCCGCACTCACCGCGCGCCAGCAAGAGGCCGACGTGGCCGCCCTGATCGCCCCCGCGCTGGCCGACGGCCGACTGCTGCCCGCCATGGAATCCTGGGCGCGCGACCTGGGCAAGAAAGACGTGGCCGCGCTCACCGCCTTCCTGGCCACGGCCCAGCCCATTGCCGCGCTGGCCGGCCCCCAGACCGGCGGCAAGCCGCCCACGGGCACCGCCGGCGGCGAAGCGCAACTGTCTGCCGCCGAGCTGGCCGTGTGCGGCGCCATGGGCATTGCCCCCGATGCCTACCGCAAGGCCCATGCGGCCCTGGCTGTCGCCTGAGCGCGGCCCGTTCCCCCCCCCTGATCTGGAGACCCCATGCCCGCACTCACCCAAGACCGCAACACCCTGCGCCGCGACGGCCAGCGCATAGAGCCACCCGTGGCCGCCGGCGTGCGCATCTTCGCCGGCGCCCTGGTGGCCATCAGCGCCGCCGGCCATGCCGTGCCCGGCGCCACCAGCACCACGCTCAAGTGCGTGGGCTCGTCGCTGGAGCTGGCTGACAACCAGGGCGGCGCCGCCGGCGCCCTGCGCGTGCTGGTGGACAAGCGCCCCGCGCGCTTTGCCAACAGCGCCGCGGCCGATGCCATCACCCTGGCCGACGTCGGCGCCGACTGCTACATGGTCGATGACCAGACCGTGGCCAAGACCCACGGCGGCAACACCCGCAGCGTGGCCGGCCGTGTGTTCGACGTGGATGCCGACGGCGTCTGGGTCGCCTTCCGCTGATCACCCACCACGCACCGCAACGGAGTTTTTCACCCATGATCATCAACCACGGCAACCTCGCCATCCTCAACCAGGCCTTCAGCGCCGCCTTTGCCGGCGGCCTGGCCAGCGCCGCCCCCATGTGGAGCCAGGCGGCCACGCTGGTGCCCAGCACCACGGCCGAGACCAAGTACGGCTGGCTGGGCAAGATCACCAAGTTCCGTGAATGGATCGGCGAGCGCCAGTACCAGAACCTGGTGCAGCACGACTACGCCATCAAGAACAAGACGTTCGAGAACACCGTCAGCGTCAGCCGCGACGAGATCGACGACGACCAGTACGGCGTGTACAAGCCCGTCATCGAGCAGCTGGGGCAAGACGCCGCGCTGCACCCCGATGAGCTGGTGTTCGGCCTGCTCAACGCCGGCTTCACCACCCCCTGCTACGACGGCCAGTACTTCTTTGACACCGACCACCCCGTGGGCCCCAGTGGCAACCAGGTGAGCGTGAGCAACTTCCAGGGCGGCAGCGGCACGGCCTGGTTCCTGCTGGACACCACCAAGGTGCTCAAGCCCCTGATCTACCAAAAGCGCCGCGACTACGCCTTCCAGGCCAAGACCAGCCTGACCGACGACAACGTGTTCAGCCGCAACGAGTTTGTCTGGGGCGCCGACGGCCGGGGCAACGTGGGTTTTGGCCTGTGGCAGCTGGCCTATGCCAGCAAGCAGACCCTGGACGCCAACAACTACGGCCTGGCGCGCGCCGCGCACCAGTCCATCACCGGCGACAACGGCCAGCCGCTGGTCATCCGCAGCGCCGAGCTGTGGGTGCCGCCCAGCCTGGAGCGGCAGGCCCTGGAGGTGGTGCAGGCCGAGCGCCTGGCCAACGGCGCCAGCAACGTCATGCGCGGCCTGTCCAAGGTCGTCGTGTGCCCCTGGCTCAAGGCTTGAGTAGCAACGTTTTTTCAAAGGACTGCAAGACATGGCAACCCAGAAACCCACCGCCACCACCGAAGGCGCCAAGCGCCAGCTGCTGCAGGTCATTGCCAAGCGCGACGGCTTTCGCCGCGCCGGTCGCGAATGGCATGGCACCAGCACCGTGGCGCTCGATGAGCTGACCGAAGAGCAGCGCCAGCAACTGGCCACCGAGCCCATGCTGGTCACCCAGCTGGTGGACGCGCCCGCCGACGCCGGCTAAGCGCCGCACGCCCGACGCCATGGCCTACATCACTCCCGCCGACCTGGCCGAGCGCCCCGGCGCCCGCGAGATCGCCCAGACCGCCAGCCTGCCGCACCAGATGGTGCGCGACGACGCGCTCATGGACGCCACGCTGCGCGGCCTGGACCGCGACCGCTGGACGCCCGAGGAGGTGGCCGCGGCCGATGCGGCGCTGGCGCGCGTGCAAGACGCCGTGGCCGAGGCCGGCGCGCTGATCGACGGGCACCTGGCGCAACGCGGCTACGTGCTGCCGCTCGATCTGCCGCCCGGCAGCGCCGGCCGCAGCATGGTGACGGTGTGGGCGCGCTCGATCACGCGGTACTTGCTCAACAAGGACCGCACGAGCGACGAGTCCAAGGACCCGGTGGCGCGCGACTACCGCGACGCGCTCAAGCTGCTGGGCCAGCTCGCCGCGGGCAAGTTCAGCCTGGGCGCCGATGACCCGGCCGCCACAGCCAACGCCAGCAGCACTGATGTGCGCTTCCAGGGCGCCGAGACGGTCTTCGGGCGCGATCAGATGCGCGCTTTCCGCTGAATGGCCATGGACCTGCAATCCATCCTCCAGCGCCTGCGCGACGAGCTCGCCGATCTGCCGCTGCGCGAGATCGAGGAGGCCCCCGGCCTGGACGCCGCCCTGCGCGCCAGCCGTGCCACGCCGGCCCTGTACCTGCTGCCCCTGTCCGAGCGCGGCCAGGGCCTGGAGCACACCGGCACCCCCGACCAGATCGAGCACCGCCTGTTCGGCGTGCTGCAGGTGGTGGACGTGATGGGCGACGCGGGCGCCGCTGGAGTGGTGGGCCTGGTCACGCTGCGCCAGCGCGTCAAGCAGGCCCTGATCGGCTTCGTGCCCGATGCGTCCATGGGCGAGCCGGTGCTGTTCGTGGGCGGCGAGCTGGTGCAGTTCGAGGGCGATGGCCGCCTGTGGTGGTCTGACGAATATGGATTTTCTGGCTACTGGAGCAACCCGTGACTAAGAGCAACACCAAACCCACCCCAGAGCCGGCCGCCGAGCCGGCCGCCGCCGTGACCCAGCCCCCGCAGGCCGACGCCGCGCACGGCCAGGGCGGCCTGTACACCGTGATCGACGGGCGCCGCACCCTGGTGCAGCAAACCCAGGCCGCCACGGCCAACCCCACCGCCAACCCCACCGAAACGAGTTAAGGAGCCGCCATGAGCACCCCCAAGTTCATCAAGAAAATGGCCGTCCTGGTGGCCATCGAGGCCACGGCCGGCACCATCGTCGTGCCCGTGGCGGCCGACGCCATCGAGGTGTCCGACGTCACACTCACCCCCATCGAGGGCGACGAGGTCGATCAGGGCGTGATTCGCCCCTACTTTGGCGCCAGCGAAAACGTGCTGGTCACCCTGTACCGCAAGATCGCCTTCAGCGTCGGCTTTGCCGGCGTGGCCGCCGCGGGCGACCTGCCCGGCTGGGCCACCCTGCTGCGCGCCTGCGCCGCCAGCTGCACCAACACCCCGGCGCCCAACCCCCTGGCCGGCACCGTGTTCGCGCCGGTCACCGACAACATCGAGAGCGTCACCATCTACGCCGTGGTGGACAAGCAGCTCTACAAAATGGCCGGCGCGCGCGCCAACGTCAAGGCGCAGGTAGACGCCAAGCAAATCCCCAAGTGGCAGTTCGAGTTCACCGGCTCCTTCCTGCCCGTGGAAGACATGGGCGCCATGCCCGCCGTGAACTACAGCAAGTTCCTGCGGCCGCTGGGCGTGAACGCGCTCAACACCACGCTCAGCCTGGACGGCTTCAACGCCGCCTGCAACAGCTTTGCCTTCGACTTCGGCAACAGCGTAGTCAAGCAAGACTTGATGAACGTGGACACCACCGAGATCACCGGCCGCGCCAGCACCGGCAGCGTCACCTTCCGCAACACCAGCGTGGCCACCAAGAACTGGATCGAGATGGCCCGCACCAGCGCCAAGGTGGCCCTAACGCTCAAGCACGGCCAGGGCGCCACCAACACCGTAAGCATCAGCGCCACGCGCGCGCAGATCGGCAAGCCATCTTTCAGCGACCAGGACGGCATCCAGATGATCACCGTGCCGCTGCGCTTCATACCCAGCGACGCGGGTAACGACGAATGGGCCATCGCCTGCTGATCTTGTACTGGTGAATGGTGAATGGTGAATGGCAAGTGGTGAATACCGCACCCTCCATCCGCCACCCCGCCACGCACCACTTGCCACTCACTACTTACCACTGACCAAAATGGTGAATGGTGAATGGCAAGTGGTGAATACCGCACCCTCCATCCGCCACCCCGCCACGCACCACTTGCCACTCACTACTTACCACTGACCAAAAAAATGACCGTTGTCCTCGCCTCCGTTGCCTTCTGGGCGCCCGTCACCTTCCGCCTGATCGGCGACGACGGCCAGCCCGAATTGATCCAGTGCCGCGCCCGCTACCAGCGCCTGAAGACGTCCGAGCGCAAGGCGCTGGACCGCCGCATCCGCGCCAGCCGCCTCACGCCCGACCTGCGCGCCGGCCTCCGCAAGCAGCTCGATGCACCCGACTGCAACTTCACCGCGCGCGAGCGCACCGAGATCGAGGCCGACCTGGCCGCCGAGCCCATCACCGATGCGCAGTTTCTGGCCGCGCTGCTGGTGGACTGGGACCTGCGCGACAAGACCGGCCAGGCGATCACCTACACGCCCGCCATGAAGGAGCAGCTGTGCGAGGACTGGGACGGCTTCGAGGCCGCCCTGGTGCGCGGCCACATGGACGCCCAAGCCGCGCTGCTGGACCCCAAGGCCGTGGAAAAAAACTCCGCGGAGCCGCCCGCCACTGGCTCCTGAACGCAAGGTGGGCCCAGCACGATGCCGAGCACGAAGACGCCCAGCTGCGCGCCCAGTGGCAGCAGCTGGGCGCCGACCCGGCCCAGGCGCGCCAGGCCGCCAATGACGATGCCCGGGCGCCCGAGCCCGATCACTACGAGCTGCCCCCCGAGCTGTGGCCCGCGTGGGAATGCTTTGTGGCCACCTGGAGCCAGTGGCGCATCGTCGCCGGCCTGGGCGGCGTGTACTACGAGGGCATAGACCATGCCAGCCTGGTAGCCACCATGGAGCTGCTGGGCGTGAAGAAAAACAAGCGGCGCGAGGTGTTCCTGCACCTGCGCATTCTGGAGAGCGAGGCCAAGCCGCTTCGCAATGAACGGGAGTGACCCGCCATGGGCCTTGGTGATCAGCGACGCACGGGCAGCAGCCAGGCCAGCACCAGCAGCGCGCCCACGGCAAAGCCCCAGGCGCCAAACAGCGACAGCAGCCCCAGCAGCACGGCCAAGGCCGCCAGCCCCAGGGCAAAGAATTTGACGAAACCCCACAACATGCGAGGACTGTAACCCCATGGCCGGCGATATGCAGCTCAAGCTCCAGCTGAACCTGGACAGCAAGCAGTACACGGCCGCGCTGCTGGCTGCGGGCCAGCAGGTGCAACAGTTCTCGGGCCAGCTGCAGACCGCCGACACGGCCGCCCAGGCCATGGCCAACGCCATTGCCAAGGTGGGGCACTACGGCGCGGGCCTGTTTGCCCTGAACCAGGTGGGTGGCCTGGCGCGCGGCTTCATCCAGACGGCCGATGCCGTCACCACGCTGAACAACACCCTGCGCCTGTCCACCGGCAGCGCCCAGGCGGCGGGCCAGGCCTACACCCAGCTCTTCGACATCGCGCAGCGCTCGCGCGTTTCCTTCACCGAGCTGGGCTCCACCTTTGTCAGCCTGAACCGCGCCGGGCAGGAAATGGGCGTCAGCCAGCAGCGCATGCTGGCCGTCACCGAGGCCGTGGGCAACGCCATGACGATCAGCGGCGGCAGCGCGGCCAGCATGCAGGCGGCCCTGGTGCAGCTGGGCCAGGGCATGGCCAGCGGCGTACTGCGCGGCGAAGAATTGAACAGCGTCATGGAGCAGGCGCCGCGCCTGGCCCGCGCCCTGGCCGACGGCATGGGCGTGCCCCTGGGCAAGCTGCGCGAGCTGGGCAGCGAGGGAAAGATCACCGCCGATCAGGTGGTGCATGCGCTGGAGAGCCAGGCCGCCGTGCTGCGCGGCGAGGTCACGGGCGCCACCATGACCGCCTCGCAGGCCTTCACCCAGCTGAGCAACGCCACCACCGACGCCATCGGCAAGCTCGACGCCGCCACCGGCGCCAGCGCCGCGGTGGCCGCCGCCATCTCGGGCCTGGCCACGGGCGTGACGGCGGCGGGCCAGGCCTTCAAAAACAACGCAGGCGCCATCAACGCCGTACTGGGCACCCTGGGCGGCGCCGCCACGGCGGCCGGTGTGCTCAAGGTGGCGGGCGCCATTCAAGGCGCGGGCGGTACGGTGGCCGCCATTGGTGCCGTGCGCACGGCCTTCCTGGGCCTGTCGGCGGTCATGGCCGCCAATCCCGTGGGCCTGGCGCTGCTGGGCATTGGCGCGGCCACCGGCGCCGCCATTGCCATGAACAGCAACCGCACCGGCACCATGGAGGGCCTGGCGCGCGAGATCGAGAACACCAGCGCGCGCATCGCCAAGGCCGAGCGGCAACTGGCCGCATCCGGCGGCGCGGGCCAGGGCGAGCTCACACGCCAGATCGAGGAGCGCATTGCCAGGCTGCGGAAGTCCCGCGCCGATATGCAGCAGAACCTTGCCGCGCAGGAAGGTGCCCAGTTGGACACGCGCGCCGAGGACGAGCGCAACGCCCGCCACACCGCGCAGACGAAGACACAAAAGCAGGCCGAGGAAGAGCTGGCCAAGTTCCGCCAGAAGGCCACGGGCCTGCCCGACAGCTACTTCGCCAACATGGAGCAGGCCATCAGCCTGAACCAGCGCGGCCTGCTGGTGGGCAAGGAGTGGGACGAGTTTCTCAAGCAGCAACAGAAGGATGCGCAAAAGCACCTCAACCCCCAGGAGAAAACCAAGTCCGCCGGCGGCATCACCGTCTCCGATGCGCAGCTGGCCAACCTGCAGGGCCAGCTGCAGGCCGCCAGGCTGTATGGCGAGCAGCTCGCCACGCTGGGCGCGGGCGCATCGCAGCTGAACGCGGGCGAGCGCGAGTCGCTGGAGATCGGCGCCCAGCTCGCGCGCGTCACCGACGCCAAGACCATCGCCCGCCTGCAAGAAAAGCAGGCCATCGCCGACGCCCTGGGCGTGCAACTGCGCAGCAATGCCGGGCTGGAACAATCCTTCAAGGCGCACCAGGCGCTGATCGACGCCACGGCGCAAGACGCCGACGCGCTCAACCAGCGCGCCGTCGCGCAAGAGGCCGCCAACCAGGTTTTTGGCAAGGGCCGCACCGCCATCGAAGAGATGACCCTGGCCGAGCTGCAAAAGCAGATGGCCGAGGCCCAGGGCAGCGACAGCTTCGACCCCAAGTACATCGCCAGCCTGGAGCTGAAGATCGCCGCGCAAAAGCGCTGGGTGGGCGCCCTGCAGGGGGCCGACTACAAGGCCGCCGAGCAGCATGTGAACGAGCTGCTGCGCGGCGCGCAGGAGCTGGCCCGCGCCTATGAGGACGAGCAGGCGCTGTCGGGCCTGACGGCGCTGGAGCGCGAGAAGCTGGTGGCCCTGCGCCAGGTGGAGCTCAAATACGCCAAGGAGCTGGCGGCTATCGACGCCAAGGCCCTGACGGACACCCAGAAGCAGGCCCTGCGCGACAAGGCCCATGAGGCCCGGCGCATCGAGGGCGCCGCCGCCGTCGCCAAGGCCGAGCAGCAGCACATGGCGCGCGCCGCCGACGAGATCAACCGCAGCCTGACCGACGCGCTGATGCGCGGTTTCGAGAGCGGCAAGGGTTTTGCGCAGAACCTGGCCGACACCACGGTCAACCTGTTCAAGACCATGGTGCTGCGCCCGACGATCAGCGCCATCATGACGCCCGTGTCGCAGGTCATCAACGGCGTGGTGCAGCAGGGCATGAACGCCGTGGGCCTGGGGGGCGGCGGCAACCTGATGGGCATGGCAAGCAATGCAAGCAGCATGTATTCGGCGGCGTCCTCGTCCACCACCGGGTGGGTCGCCAACTTCGGCGCCACGGCGCCCGGCAGCCTGTATAGCAGTGGCGCGCAGCTGTACTCGCAGGGGTTTGAAACCATCGGCAGCGGCATGATGGACTTGGGCAACAGCATGGCGCAGTACTCCCAGGCCATCAACACGGCGGGTTCATGGCTTGGCTATGGCAAGGCGATGTACGACCTGACCCAGGGCAACTACGGCTCTGCTGTCGGGACGGCCATTGGCACCTATTTTGGCGGCCCCATCGGCGCCGCCATTGGGTCGTTTGTAGGCGGGCTTGTGGACAAGTGGACTGGCTCGCGCGGGGCTAATCACAGCGGCGGCGTGTACAGCACGGCCACGCCTGACCGCATGGCGGCGGCCGCCGGACTGGGCCTGTCTGGCGGTGCGCTGGGCGACTTCACCCAGCGCGGCAATACCGCCATCGATGCCCAGCTGGGCGCGGCCGTGGGCGCGCTGTCCGGCGTGTACCAGAACCTCGCAAAGTACGCCGGCGACAGCGCCAAACAGATCGACATCGTGGCAGGCTTTGCGCTCAACGGCAAGCACGCGGACGAAGACGCCTACGGCTACTTCAAGCTGATCGACAAGGCCAATGGCAAGGTGCTGGCCGACTACGCCAAGCGCGATGGCGGCCTTGGAAATGACCCCGAGAAGGCCTGGGCGCAGTACGTGGCCGACATGGGCACGGCCCTGGTGGGCGAGATTCGCAAGGCCGACATCCCGGCCTGGATGGAGGGCATTTTTGCCAGCCTGGGCGACAAGATCACCCTGGACGGCCTGAGCGCCGCGCTGCAGCAGATCGCGGCGGTGGACAACGCGTTTGCGCAGATGGGCCAGTCCATGGCCATGTTCTCGGGCATCTCGGGCAAGTTGCAATCCGATCTGCTGGCAACGTCTGGCGGGCTGCAGGCGCTCACGGCCAATGTGGGCGTGTTCTACGAGGGCTTCTACACCGAGGCCGAGCGCATGGCCGCTCTGGGCAACAGCGTGCGTGATGCGCTCGGCGGCCTGGGTGTCCACCTCGACCCTGCTGACGGTGCGGCAGCCAAGGAATCGTTCCGCGCCACGGTCGAGTCAGCCATGGCCGCCGGCCAGGGCGAGCTGGCCGCCAAGCTACTGGCCATGTCGGGCAGCTTTGCCCAGGCAGCGGACTATGCCGCCCAGGCCGTCAAGCGTCTGGCCGAGGCCGAGGCCAGCGCCCGCAAGGCCGCCACCGACGCCGCCTGGACCGCCATGCAAAAGTCCATCGCCGCCGCGCGCGATGCCGCCCAGGCCGAGATGGCGCTGCGCCAGGAGCGCCTGGCCAGCGCCAGCGCCGTGGTGGATCTGTCCCGCGACCAGGCGCGCGAGCTGCGCGGCCTGGTGGACGGCACCGTCGCCATGACGGCCGCCCAGGCGGGCGCCTATATCGACAACGCCCTCACGGCCGCGCGCAGCACAGGCTACCTGCCCGATGCCGAGGGCCTGCGCCAAGCCATCACCGACGCGCGTGCCGGCATGGGCACCGATGCCTTCAGCAACCGCCTGGACTACGAGGCCGCCCAGCTGATCCTGGCCAACAAACTCGACGCCCTGGGCGACGTGGGCGATGCGCAGCTCACCACCGACGAGCTGCTGCTGCAGCAGGCCAAGAATGAGGTGGAGCGGCTGGACCTGCTCATCAAGACCGGGCGCGAGGCGCTGGACGAGGCGCGCGGCAACACCGTCGCCGTGCAGGGCGTGGAGGCCGCCGTCAAGGCCTTCTACGACAAGCTGTTTGCAGAGAACAAGGACGCGGCCGACGGCGGCGCCAAGCCCGGCGCCGGCTTTGCCATCGGCGGCTCCGGCCCCGGCGGCGATTCCGGCGGCGGCACCTACGACAAGGACGCCGCCGTGCGCGCCACCGTGGGCCAGCAGCTTGCGCTGGGCAGCGCCAAGGGCCTGGGCCACGAAGACAAGGCTGTCCTGCAGCACATCAATGCGGCGGTGTACGGCACGGGCATCACGCAGGCCGACATCGCCAAGGCCTATGGCCTGCCCGAAGAGGACGTGCGCAAGCTGTTCGACGGCGCCGGCATCCCGCGCTTTGCGCGTGGCGGCCAGCACGCCGGCGGCCTGCGCCTGGTGGGGGAGGATGGCCCCGAGCTGGAGGTGACCGGCCCCGCGCGCATCTACAACGCCGGCCAAACGCAGCAGCTGCTCGCCGGCCTGCAAGGCGGCGCCAGCGCCGACGTGACGCGCCTGCTGCAAGAGCTGCTGGCCCAGGGCTACGCCATCGGCCGGCGCCAGATCGAGCTGCTGCAAACCATGGAGGGCCTGGCCCGCAAGGGCGACGCCATCGGCGTCAAGCAACGCGTGGAGGCTGTTGTATGAGCGCCGGCAGCTTCACCTACGGCATGGGCTTTCTGCCCCCCATGGCCGTCACGCTGGCCAACATGACCACCAACGTGGCCGCCAGCGCGCTGCCCGCCTGGGCCGCCGGCACCACCTACGCGCTGGGCGCCGAGATCATCGACGCCAACCGCGTCATCTGGCGCAGCATGGCGGCGGGCAACCTGGGCAACGACCCGGCCACCACCACCGGCAAGTGGCAGAACCGTGGCGTGGAAAACCGCCTGCGCATGTTCGACGCCAGCCTGGGCACCAGCACCGAGAACGCCGACCTGATCGAATTCACCGTCGCGCCCGGACGCGTGGTGACCGACATCCAGTTCCTGGGCCTGCAGGCCTACAGCGTGCAGGTCACCATGACCGACCCGGTCAACGGTGCGCTGTTCGACTCGGGCGAGCAACTGCTGCTGCAGCCCAGCGGCGGCAGCCACTGGGGCTACTTCTTCGCCCCCATCGAGCGCGAGGCCAAGCTGCTGGTCTCGGGCCTGCCCGCCTACACCGGCGCCAGCATCACGGTTCGTATCCGCAACCCCGGCGGCACGGCGCGCTGCGCCGAGGTAGTCATCGGCCGCTCCATCTGGCTGGGCAATACGCAGTGGCGCCCCAGCATCGGCTTTGACGACTGGAGCCTTAAAAAACGCGACGAGTGGGGCGGCTGGCGCGCCGAGCAAGGCGCCTACAGCGACCGCATGAAGCTGCAGGTGCTCATAGCGGGCACGCAGTACGAGCGCACGCGCAACCTCATCGTGGCCTACCGCGCCAAGCCCGTCGTGTGGTTTGGCGCGCGTGGCTACAACGCGCTCACCAGCTACGGCTACATCACCGGCTTCGAGCAGGTGCTGGTGGCGCATGGCATATCCGATTGCACCCTGACCATAGAAGGACTTGAGCAATGAGCTACACCCCGCCGCCGGCCGCGCCCCCCGCGTCGCCGGCTATCCCCAACCGGCGCACCGACGCGCAGGACGCGTTCGACCTGAAGACCGACGCCTGGCTCAACTGGACGGCCGGGTTTCACACCTGGCTGTCTGGCCTGGCCGCCTGGTTGGCCGGCAGCTTTCAAGAGGCGCTGGCATCCATGGAGGGCAACAAGAACGCCGCCCAGTCCGCAGCGGCCGCCGCCAACACCAGCGCGCAAAACGCCGCCGTGGTCGCCGGCGCCGCCAAGTGGGTGGCCGGCAACTACGCGCAAGGCGCCTGCGTCTGGTCGCCCCTGTCGCTGCTGACCTACCGGCGCATCCCCGCCGGCACCACCGCCAGCGCCACCGACCCAGCCAGCGACCCCACCGGCTGGAAGCTGACCGGCTCGCCCTACTCCATGCCCCAGCAAGAGCTGAGCACCGCCGGCCCGCACCAACTCGTCGTGGGCATGCACTACATCATCCTGCACCCCACGGCCGAATGCCTCATGCCCGCCAGCGCCGCGCCGCAAGAGCAGCTGCGCATAACCAACAAAAGCGGCGCCACCACGCCCATTCTGCGCAGAAACGGCGGCAAGTTCGACAACGTGGCCGATGACCTGCAGCTGGACATCCTGCAGGCCGACGCCGTCTTCACCATGACGGCCAACAGGGGGTGGATCTGATGATCTTGTTTTCTCAACAACGCGGCGGCGGCATCAAGTCCGTGCAACGCGGGGTGACGACGCCGGCCGGCACGTCCGAGGTGCTGGTCACCATCGCCGCCGTGAATCCGGCCAAGACCACCGTGTCGCTGCTGTCAATGACGACCACCGCCATTGCAACGTATTCTGGTTGGTCCAGAAGTTCTGTACGCCTTGTCAACAACACACAGCTGGGGGTGACCGGCTTTTCGGGCGACTCCAACGGCAGTTCTCCGGTCTCCTGGGAGGTAGTGGAATGGTATTGAGCTATGCACAAATCAACGATGCAGACATCGTCGTCTCCGTCCTGCAGCTGGCAGCGCCCGTGACGGCGCCCGACTTGGTACCCATCGTCACCTACGACGTGGCCCTGCTGGGCCAGCGCTACGACCCTGCCACAGGCGGTTTTCTGCCCCCGCCCGTCCCACCCGCGCCGGTGTTCACCCGCCTGACCAAGCTGGGCTTTCGCGGCCGCTTCGCCCAGGCAGAGAAGACCGCCATCGAGCTCGCCGCGCTCGACGATCCCGCCGCAGCCATGGCCCAGCGCGCCCAGGCCGCCGACATCCGCGTGTACCTGGCCGACGTGGCATCAGCCACCTACATTGACCCGCAGCGCCCCGAAGCGCGCGCCGGCGTGCAGGCACTGGAGGCCGCCGGCCTCATCGGCGCCGGCCGCGCGCTGCAAATACTGGACGCGCCCATCGAGGCCGCAGACGCTTTCACGGGGTCGGTGTAGGCCATGCTGCTGGCATCTTATAAATCCACCCGCCCCGGCCTGCAGGGCATCGCCAACCGCATCATCCGCCTGCGCCTGCGCGGCCCCTACAGCCACACAGAGGTAGTCTTCGAGCCCGGCGACGGCGTGGATCACCTGATGCCCGACGGCAGCTGCGCGCCCGACGCCCATGGCGCCCTGTGGTGCGCCTCCAGCGTCGCGGCCGAGGCGCTGCCCGCCCACTCCCCGCGCCGCGCCGGCAAGACGGGCGGCGTGCGCTTCAAGCGCATCGCGCTCGACCCCAGCCGCTGGGATATGCAGCGCGTGGCCGCGCACCCGCTACAGGCTGCGCAGTGGTTCAAGCAGCATGAGGGCGAGCTCTACGACTGGCAGCTGATCCTGGGCTTCGTATCCTGGGTCATACCGCACAAGGCCACGCGCTGGACCTGCAGTAAGGCAGGTGCCGCAGCCCTGGGTGTGCCCGAGGATGACGCCTGGCGCTTCGATCCGGTCAACCTGTCCGCCGCGGCAGGGGCGTGGATGTAG